ATGAAAGGGTCGAGGACTAGATTACTGTGATTTGTAAAAAGCCGGACAAGTTCCGTCATTAGTCGTGACGGCTTCTGCGTCTCATGCTCGTTGGCTTTGCCGGGCGTTTCGTTTTTGCAGTAGGTAAAAACCCCATGCCGCCCGCCGCCATTCCATCGGCTTGCCCCATCACCGCACCAAACTGCAGCGATACTCTCGTAACCCATCCCCGGCATTTGGCCGTTGTATTGCGGCATACCGTCTGGCTTAATCCATATCATGCTGCGCTTGTATCGCGCCCCCGACGCTTCAAAAGCCTCGCGCCACAACTGTACGGCCTCCGCTTGACAGAACACGAGAGCCCATCCAGAGCACAGCATAGAAGCAGAGGACGCCACTAAATTGCGCGTCCCTTCGTCAATCGGTGCAAACGAAAGAACCTCAGGCAATAGAACGTCCGATGGGCCGCCGCCTAAATCGCGGCGTTTCACGCGGCGGCCCATCGTATGCGCTTCTGTCTCGTATGGTGGGTCTGTCACCACGGCATCGACATTGCCGAGCGTCTGCATGACCTCCCTGCAGTCCCCCAGGTACAGCGTGCACTCCCCGATCTGTTCAACCCGGCTCATGTTCTCCCTCCCAGATCATCAGAACGCTGTAGTGCCCATGGTGGCAGTCGAGGTTGCTTCGCAGCTTCCAGCCCTTGGCCTCGTAGGCTTGAACCTCGGCGTGCAGGACGTAGCGGAGCCAGGTCATGCTGGCACCTCATCGTGAAGCCAGACGAGATTGGCGTGTCCGTGTTCGTCGTAGCCGGTCAGGGTCCATCCCATCTCGACGTACTCCCGCACCATGTCTCGCGTGGCGCGCTTGCGGTATGGCAAGCAGGTTTCACCGCGGGCCATCTTGGCCACAGCTTCGGCCATTGCTTCTCCAAGGCTGATGCTCATGCGTCGTCTCCCATGATTTCGTAGCCGACACGGCCGACGCGGAATTGATTCAGCCGCTCGTCGAGGTGAAGCTCTGCAAGCGTCGGCTTGCCCATGCTTTCGTGATCCTTGAGCTTGTCGAGGTGCAGCATCGTGGGGCCGTCGAGGTTCCGCCACAGACACACGCCGATGTCGGCCTTGTTGCCCCAATGGGCGGTGTCGGCGCCGTCGTTGAGCGTCAGCAGTCCGTTCTTGGCGAGCCGCTTCTCGACGCCGTCCTTGGGCGGATGGGCGCAGACGATCATCAGCAGGTTGTAGTCGTCGGCCAGCGCTTTGAGCGCCATGATGAACCGGCCCATGTAGTCGGTTTTGCTTTCGCCGCGAGGCACGACGTGATCGATTTCGTTGACCGGATCGATGCACACCACGCGCACGCCGTAGACCTTGACGGCGAACTCGATCCGGTTGAGCAACCGCGCCTGGTCGAGAACCTCGCCACGCTTCCGGCGAAGGAACCGCGCGCACTTGTCCATTTCCAGATCGGCAAGCGCCACGTCGTGGTCGGTCCAGTGGTGCGGCGGCTTGTTGATGAGGTTCCGGCGAATGTCGCGCTGATACCGCGGCTTGATCTTTTCCTCGAAGCTGGTGAGCAGGAATTTCCAGCCGTGCAGCCGCCACAGGTTGACGAGCAGCTGGCGCAAAAACACGCTCTTGCCGGAACCGTAAGGACCAATGACCGGCATGAACGCGGGCGTGACCAGCCGCCAGCCGTGATCGTCGAGCGCGCCGAATCCGGTCTTGTAGGTCTCGACAGGGCCTTGGTCGGGAACGTCCGACATGGTGCAGACTTCATCGGTCCACATCAGGCGGGCGGTGTTGATCGCGGTGTTGATCGTGTCGGGATTGACTTCGGTCGGCCACCAGTTCCAGCGGCAACGGGTGTCACCGAGGATCATCGCGATTGCGTCGCGGGTTTCTTCCATGCCCTCGGGGATGAGGATCGTGAACGCCTCCCAGCAGTCGACGTAGGGGTGAGTGCGGCCCTGGCTGTCGACGAGCTGGCTCTGGTGGGCAACGTCGCGAACCGAGGGGTTTCCGGAATCCATGACGATTCTTGCGGATTCCTCGCCGATTACGAGCACGAGGTTTCCGGCGATGGTGTGGGTGTCGAGCATGGTCAGGCTCCCCACCGGCTGAGCTTGACGCGCTTCGGTTCGGCTTTGGCGGCAGCCGCTGCAAGGTAGTTCTTCTGCCGGCTGGTCATGTCGCGAACGATGCGGGCGAGCGTGGCTTCCACCTGCACCTTGAGGGATTTCCGACTGCCCTCGTTGACGGCGGCGTGAGCCTCCCGCAGAGCGTTTCCAAGGGCGCGCTCATCGTTTCCGAATTGCTCAAGCCAGTGCTGACGAGTTCCATTCACGAGCGCCAGATCACCGCTTTCGGTGACTTCGATGCCGGCGTGATCGTCCTTGGTCGCGAAGGCCGTCCGCCAATTGATCGTCGAAGCCCCCTGTGGGGGTTTGGGGGTTGGTTCAATTGACGGTTCAGTGACGGTTCCTTTAGTAGCCGCACCTGATGCGGCCAGGGTAGCCGCAGTACGTGCGGCCAGGGTAGCCGCATCCTGCGGCTGTCCCCCTGGCCGCAAATTGCGGCTATCCCCCCGCGATGGGTTGTGTGTGGCCGGCGAATAGTCCCCAACTGGTAGCGAGTAGCAATTCGACTTCAGGCCGCCTCGATCCGCAAGGCGCGCGTCTTTTGCGAGCATGCCGGATTCGATCAATCGACGTATCGAACGGTCCACCGTGTCGATGCTGCACATCGCCAGCTTGGCCAACGTCTTGCGTGACGGAAAACATTGGTGGTGCTCGTCGGCGAAGTTGCCAATTGCGATCAGGACGAGCTTGTCAACGGGGAGTTCGGTGCTCTGCTCAAGAGCCCAGCCCATAGCCTTGCCGCTCATTTGGACAGCCCTCCGATGAAGGCTGCCTTGCGAAAGTTCTTCACGCCATTCGTGAAAAAATCCGTTCCGAGCGCCAAGATGAGTTCGTCCATCATGACCGTCAGCACGAGCGAAACGTCACCACCATCGCGCAATCTCTGCGCTGCGCAGTCCACTTCTCTTTGAAAAGTCTCCAATATTCCAAGGCTTCTAATGTCATCTGCCTTGCATTTTTCACATTCTTGTGTCATTGGTTCTCTCGGTTTTAGGATTTTTACCCCCGCGGCCCTGGCAGGCTTGGCGGGGGTTTCTTTTCAGGCTTCGGCTCTTTCGGATGCTCGCTTACGCAACTTGTAAAACCTGTCCCACTTGGCTTCGTGCCGGCGCTGGTGACGGTTTCCGGCGTTGTCGAGGTTGACCTTCGTCTGCGGCACGACGGATATGAGAACGGTATCGCTGCCGTCGTTGGCAGTGCCGTAAATCCAGATGTACCCGCCGTAAGCTCGAATGCTGCGCATCGGGTATGCTTGGATCATCTTCTCGATGGTGTAGCGGTGGCCCTCGTAGGGCTCAGGGGCGCCCTTCTCCCAGGCTTTGAGGGCCATGCGAGCCACGGCCTTGCGGGAAATCCCGAGGCGCTTCCTGGCGCGTTCGTCGGCGTGATCGGAAATGATCATGGCTCAGTCTCCCCTCAGCACGGACGGCACCATGTGCAGGCTCGATCCGATCCAGCGCTCCCGCCAGTTTCCCTCACGTTCAAGGATGCCCTTCAGATCGCGCGATTCGTCATCCCAGTTGTAGGTGACGGCCCATGTTGGACCGTGGACAACCATCATGTCTGGTTCTGCGTCGGTGTTGCACGGGCGTGCCATGTCAAGTATAATCGATGTCATTGTACGGTAGCCCCTCCTACGGGCTGCGCGTTGGACGTGGAGCATGCTCTACGAGCTGTCTCCGTAATGAGCCGGTGCTGAGGTGGGCCCTCGGTGCCGGCTCTGTCGTTTCCGGTGATGGCTGGTGATGCTCATTCGGAACAAGCACCACCAGCCGCTCAACAGGGATGCCACCTTTCGGCAGCGGAGGATTGGCGGATTCGCCTGGAGCGGTGTCACGGCTACCGCGCCTCGCGCCTTGCGGACACGAGCATCCACCAACCCACCGCTAGCGACGGGCAGCTACTCAGACGCAACGGGTACGTGACTGACACCGGCCGGAGCCGGTTACTTTACGCGGCGACGCGATGTCCGCCGTTTCCCTTTGACGGTGCGCGGCGCGGCTTTCCCTCGGACATGAAAGCCCTGATTCGGTCGGCTGTATCGAGCGTGACGCTGCAACCAGAACGCAGCCGGCGCACGAGGTGCCGATGGTTCATGACAGCCTCGCCAAACGCCGTCGCGCTCATGTCGTTCTCGACGATGAACCGTTCGATGTCTGCAAGCAATTTGTCGGTTGATCTGGTCATGTCGCCACCATAGTGCGACACTGTGCACGGGTCAATGATTTGCTGATTTGTCCACAGGAATGTGAAAATTTACATTTCTGTGTTGACGGGTGTGCTTTTTCGCATTAGGTTGCATCTATCACCGCCGCAGATGGCCTGCCAGCCGGCCGAAAGTGGACGGATCTAGCCACCGGGTAAAGCTCTAGGCGCGGCGGTGACCAACACAGAGAGGGACATTCACCCATGACGATTGAGCGCAAAGGTCGCCCGGTTCTGGTGACAACTGAGTTCCGCGGCGTTTTCTTCGGGTACGCCGAGAACACCAGCGGCGATACAATCACGCTGACTGCGGCCCGCAACTGCATCTATTGGCCGAGCGGCAACGGCGGGTTTGGTGGACTGGCAAGCGAAGGACCGGCAAAGGGTTCCCGCATTGGTGCCCGTGTCGATCAGATCGAGCTTCGCAAGATTACGGCGGTCGCCGAATGCACTCCTGCATCTGTCGAGGCGTGGGAGGCGGCCAATGTCTACCGAGGATAACGGCTACGGCTACGGCTCCGGCTCCGTCGACGGCGACGGCTACGGCTACTCCGGCTACGGCTCCGGCTCCGGCTCCGGCTACGGCTCCGGCTCCGGCTACGGCGACGGCTCCGGCTACGGCTCCGGCTCCGTCGACGGCGACGGCTACGGCTACTCCGGCTACGGCTCCGGCTCCGGCTCCGTCGACGGCTCCGGCTCCGTCGACGGCGACGGCTACGGCTACTCCGGCTCCGGCTACGGCTCCGGCTACGGCTACGGCTACGGCTACGGCTCCGGCTACGGCGACGGCTCCGGCTA